CCTTTAGGGTTCTTAACCTCAAGAGTACATTCTTCGATAAACATTCCGGCTGTGGAGTCACCGCGTTGGCCAACTTCCACTTCTTGCATTGGACGTAGTGTTGCGACGGCAAACCACATAGCGTCGAAGATTAACGCGGATGCGTTGCCCCAATCTGCTGCGTTACCTGCACCACCACCGTTTTCTCCAGCTACTGGAGCGTTGAGGCCCATGATATAGTTTGGTACAACCATAAGATCGCCGAAGTCAGACATGTAAATGTCAACTGACTGACGAAGTTTTCCGTCCATGTCAATGTTACGACGAACGTTGGATTCAGTCTGCATCAAGTCAGAGAAGTCACGACGAAGCTTTGGAGATACCATGATCTTCGAAGCTTTACCACCTTGCTCATAGATGCCTTGCATAATTCCATCGATGTCGGTAAGTGACAAAGCTCCGCGATCTGATTCATTAGCCAGTGTGATGACGCCTGTGCCGTTATCTGAACCTGCTGAAACAGAACCACCAGTGCCTGCAAAGGCAACTGTTGTTGGGTTGTTGATGAAGGACTGGTATCCACCCATGGTACGAGCGCCTGGGTTTCCAGATGTTCCTGTTGCGTTAGAAACGTTACCTGTGGAAACAATATCCATCTCGATGTCACGGCGCATCTCTGTGCCACGCTTCTTCAACTGGTACGCGTATTCATCCGCAACACCGGCTTGGTCTACCGCACGGCGGGTACCCGACACAGCAACAGTCTTACCATTGATCTGTGTGTAGTTACCGAGACGTGTACGAGTGGCTCCACCTACCGCAAATTCTGGTCCGACAAGCGGATCAGTTATTGGAGACACATCGTCGATGCCTGAACCATTAGGCGCGACATAGTCTTGTCCTTCGCCAATACGGCTGTTTCCTGGTGCATTCAGTTCGTCTGTCTGCCATTCATGATAAATAGCTTTTGCTTTCGCTTTACCGACTGCTGACAAGAACGGAGTCTCGTCGCGTGTGATCATTGTAATAAAGTTAGCAAGATCTTCACGCTGTGAGACGTTTGCGTTCGTTGCGCGAGTTGGGCCTGTTGGGCCAGCTGTTCCGCGTCCACCGACTGTAGTAGTCATTCTTAGTACTCCTAAATATTATTGATTGAGAGATTTAGCAGCAAAATCACGTAAGAACGCCATTTGATCTGACTCACTGGAGTCTGGGCTGAAAGCCCGAGCTCTTCGCTTGTCAGCTTCGGTTTTGGCTTTTGTGGCAGGAGCTTTGGCTTTTTTAATCGGAATAGCTTTCTTAGCTGTTTTAGCTTTGCGTTTAGCTTTTCCTTTATTGACGCCTTGTTTCAACCGACGATAATCATCAATGAACTTGACGACCATGGGGTCTGTAACAGAGCTGAGTAATTCATCAGCAATGCCTTCTTCAAGTGCAAACTCTCTAATAGACGTAGCAACGTCTTCACTGAAATCAGGAATAAGAGTTGGGATAATCTCAGTGAACTCAGACAGCTGATGCTGAAGTTGTTCGTCTGATTGCGTCTTACGCTGATTATCAAATTGAGCTTGAAGACCTTCACGGTTACGTCGCGCCTCCCAGTATTCACTTTGAATCTGTTCACGCTTGTCTTTTAGGTCATTGATTTCGTACGTCTCACCATCGGCGCGAGCTTTTTTAATTTTCGCTTCCATCTCATGATACGCTTTCGCCTTTGATTGCTCCGCACCCATTAACACAGCGTTGGAAAGCGCAGCAGCTTGTTCAAGCTCCTGTAGTCGCGCTGTTCGTTCTGTATCAAATGATTTACGTGCTTCACCTAGTTCACGACCTTGTTTTGAGAGATGAGCATCTGTTTGAAAACCTTTAAGAAGATCTCCAAAAGAAACCGTGCGCTCTTCACCGTCAACTTTGACCATGACTTGAGCGTCGAGATCGAGATCATCCGAAGTGAATACAGAATCTTTTTGGGTAGCGGACTCATCGTCGGCATCCTCATCTTCTCCTTCACCATCATCGTTCTCAGTCTCCTCTCCAATAACGGCTTCGTCTGACTCGTCGTATTCTTCATCAGACTCTTCCGGAACCTCAACAAGGTCTTCCTCATTTGGTAGCGGCACTTCGTCGTGTGAATCCTTTAGAAACTCGGATCCACGAAGTACGGCATCAAGGAGTGCTTGTTCCGTCGGTTCAGCTGCGGGTGTGTCATCCATTACGGGTAGAGTACCTTCGGCTTTTGAATTCATTTAAACATACCTCTTTCTATTTCTTTACTTTTGATGCGCTGGAGCCTGTCGTAGGCTTAGCTGGTTTCTCAGACGAGAGCTCTACTTTTGTTTTCGTAAAACTGTTGTACCGATCTGCCAATTCGTAAAGATCATTCAGAGTTGCTGAATTAGTTTTTGCCTTACCTGACGAACGCATTGCATCGTACTCAAGTAGGTTGATCATCACTTCCACGTTCTTGACGAGTATAGTGTAATCTATTGCGTGTCTAACCATTGTTGTCCTCATTTCCTTGTCCCATAAACGAGACGTTGCGTCCGTACATTTCGTAGCGGATCATCTTAGCTTTAACATCACCGAGAGCGAGCGCCGAATTAAATATAAACTCACGTGTCTTAGTCTCGTGTGGCTCTGTTTTCAGCCATTGTACAAAATACTCTACAAGGATTTCCCCATAAGCATTTTCAAAGAACATCTCCCGCTCGCGGCTAGCAAACTCTGCATTTACTAGAGCCTCCTTTGCCACGACGTCGGGATGTGCCTTTGTAGGGTCTAGCCTCTTCTCGGCTGCCTTCCTAAACTTTTCCATAATACTTCCTTACTTAGATTGGTTGTTGTAACTCTTGCTCTTGCAGAGGAGCTTCCAGTTGCTCTTCTTCTTGTGGCGCGCTTAATTCTGCGGCTTTGTCCATTATAGCCTTAGACATCATAAGCAGTTCAGGTATCGAAGGATGTTCAGGAACGCTGACTCCTTCTTTTCCAGATTTAATAGCAATGTCTGCCCACTCCTGGTAGTGTTTATCAAGCATGATCGTAAGCGCTCGAGCGTTGTCTTCCATCGTGTTCTGAGTCTGTGATTCAGTAAACAAAAGATTAGCTTCCGCTGTGCCTACTTCTGCTGCCGACAAACGATCTGCCATTTCTGTTGTGCGCGCTTGCGCATCTGCGTTTATCGCCATTTCTTCTTGAGCATGCGCTTTGAATTCATCGGTGGTGTAGTCTTCTAAGAATACACTGGCGTCTAGGCCAAGTGCTTCGATAACACGAGTAGCGATTGCCGCTCCGGCGACTGGCTTTACAACTGAACCGTAACCTTGCTCAACTAAACCGGGAAGAACTTGTGTACCAATTTGTCCGTATTTAGCAATCAGATTAGCGTTACTATTCTCACCAAGATCTAAGAAGATTTCGCACTCCATATCTTGTGGTAAGCTTTGAATATCAACATCACGAAAGGTTGCACCGTCCATGTACTTGACGTTTGTCTGCATGTTATCGCGCATAGTGTTGTACACGCCCTGAATAAGACGCTTCAGTCCTGTTTCAGCAAATCGGCGAGCGATATGTTGAATCCGCTTCTGTGATGCTGACTGAACTTGAGCAATCTTAGCTTCACTATTACCAGACACGTATAACTCGTCTTGAAGACCTTGAGCTGCTCTGCTCATTCCAGTCGCTTGTTCTTTAACATTCTGAAGATGGGTTAAGAGAGGTACTGTGCCTGTGCTTATTGTTTCTGGTGGCAACTGGGCGACAGCGTTAACTGGACTGCCATTAGTTGCAATGATCTGCTTCGGTTTCATGTTCTGAAGTGTAGAGAAATCTACTACGTTCGGGTCAGCGAGCTTAGGCGCGTAATTTGTTAAGTACGTATTCTCGACAAAACCACGAAGGATAGCAGTAGATGCTAGCGTAGAAGAGCGAGCAAAATCTGCCATAGACATACCATAGAACTCAAAAGGAATATCTATTGGATTGAGTGATGCGAGAGGAACATCATCGACATCCTCTTCAAATAAGATATGTGGACCGACAACTACAAAACGTTTAAGCTCTGCGATACCGTCACCATCACGGTCTACCGGCATCCAACACTCTGTCACTGTTATTTCTCGATTAGCTTCAATTGACATATCGTCAGTGTTTCTAGTATAGACTCCTTGGCCAGTGACTTGCTTACGCGCGGCTTGCTCTTCGGACGTTGTCATAGTCCAGTCGTCTTGTGCACCCAACTCGTCCCAATCATCAATGTGGTCTGCAACGTCAGGCCAGCTCTTTCTAATATCAGAACGAGTCATATCCGTCTGTATGCCGACAAAAGCTGCTTCCTCTATAGTTGCAGCATCCCGCGCTATGCGAAAGTTTTCTGGTGGAATATTTGTAATCTTGACACGAGATTTATCTCGCTTCCGACGAAGTCGAACGTCAATGTAGACTAGCTCCGCAACTCCACCCGATCCATCGGGCTGAATGTCTGTGAGTTCGTTTTCAAACTGAAGATCGCCTACAATCTCTATGTTTTCATCTGAGAGAAGTAGATCAAGTTGCGCTTGGTCGATGCGATCGTACTCTTCTATTTTATACGAAAAATCTTCTACAAAATCCCAGCGAATAATTCCATTCTTCCATAGCAAGGCAGACTTCATCCACGTTTGGATTTGCTCCCACCCTCTATTCTGCTTAAATATTGCGTAGTTCGTAATCATACTTGCATCGCGAGAAGCCTTGAAAGATCCAGGCTGCTCGTCGATAGGTGTGAACCTAGCTAGCTTACCATTGTTCAGAAATAATTCCGACAAGATAGCAATGTAGGCTTCGATCACTTCTGTAGTGCTTGTGTC